GCCACTCCTAACAAAACAGCGCGGAGGCCGAAGCCTCCACGCCGCAAACCAACACGTTGTCGATTACAGCTCTGCGATCTGCAGACGAATCGATGTGTTGCCCGTTCCCGTGATCGACCGCACACTGATCGTTCCGGCAGCGTTGGCTCCGCCGGGACAAACAATGGCGTTGGACAGGTTCGGGTTCGCACGCCAGAAGTAGCGTTGACCGTTGTTGTTGATTGGACACTGGTGGATCAGCGAGCCGAGTGTTGGCTGCGTCGTCCACGTGGTGTCGACCACGCCGCTGAATGCAATGGCGGGTGTCGTACCCGTCATGTTGGGTGAGTCAATGGCCACTGGCGTGATTGCGCCACCGCCGGTCGAGCCCGCTGTACCAACACGATAGATACCAAACTCGTTGTACAACGAGCTGGTGCCATCGCCTTCTGCGTCGATCTCAAGAATCAGGAACGACCGAGTCGCGCCTGAAATGATCGTCATGAAGTCGGCTGTGGTCGACAGCGCGATGTTCTGACGTTGTACGTTGTAAATCATCATGATGAAAGGACCCCGTCGTTAGTTAAACAAATGCAGCGCTGTACTCAGCGCCGTGGTACCACAAGTTGCGGCTTGCCCGCGAGTTCGTTAGCATGGGTTGCAAACTCTGCAACCAACGCTTTGTTCACATCATCAAAGCTCAGTAATCCCTTGGCCACTAACAACTTGGTGAGCGCATCGATATGCAGATGCATCAGCGTTACCAGCGCTAGCTGTTCCTGTTGTATCTTGTCGATGCGCGTCGTGTTGTTGATCTGACGATTGCGTGCGGACAGACGCAAGTGCTGAGTAACTGCGTTGGCAGCCTGCTGAACCAGCTCTGAAAGCTGTTCAGGGGTCAGATCAGGAGTGGGCGCGGGTTGGTCTTGCATGGTGTTCATTATACTAAGTCTCTCTATTGTCGGTCTTTGATTTGTAAAGTTACGAAGTATGGTCGTACGTAAAAGAAGTATGGTCGTACGTAAAAATAGCCTGGGTGCGCGAGCTTGAACTTTTGTTGGTTCAAGTACTCGATGAACAGTTGTTTGCCATCGTCAGACAGATGTTGGAAATAGAACTTGCTGTTGTCTGGACCAACATACACTTTGTATGGTTTGTCTGTTGGTGTTACTTCTTCTCCTTTGTCGACGCGCTTGAAGAATTCGGCAGGCGACAAACTCCCGCAATAACTACAAGTGCCGTCAGTATGCCGCCAGAAATCAGAAGCAGGAGGATCATTCCTGAATGCAAAACCTTCAACGCGGCGTCCACAGGTATGCCCGGTGTTTGCATGCACTGTCTTAAAGTGCTCCAACAGTTGTACATACGCATTCTCCGACGCCGTCCTTGGCGATGCTTCCCCGGTGAATACTTGCTTGCATGTTGGGCACGTACTGCGCTGTGGAGTATCCGTCATACAACGAATTCCACTGGGCGCACGTACGTCTTGTCTGCCTTGGCGCGATACGCAGGGATAGGGCGCCACATCGTTGGCCTGTTGGGTACAGCCTCGTTGTTGACGTGGAATCCATGCTCCCACTTCGGATCGTACACCGCTACCAACACTCGTTTGTTTGAAAGACAGACCTCCACTGTTTGTCCTTCAAACGGCAGGTTGTCAGGCTGATATGGGGTCCACCCCATTGCTTTCCAATCGACCGCTCGTTGTATTCGCTTGAGCTGATTCATTGCAACCTCCAGTCGATAGCAAGTGTATTACGTCCCACATTGCTAGCTGTTGTGCCAGCGTTGCTAACGTGTCGAATCGATATAGCTCCCCTGTCCCACGGTGTTCTAGCTCGTAGCGAAAGGGTATAATTGAGATGCGATCCGTCCAGGGCGTCAGTGTTCTGTAGATACGCAAATCCCAACCCGGCACTGAACGGGCCGCGACCAACAATGATCTGTCCGAATGGAGACCAGTTGTTTTCCGTCTTGTCAGTTCGTCCGAACATGTAAGTACCAACTTGGAAACCAACATGAGCAAGACTAGGATCAGCCCAGGTATAGTACAGCCCAATATACGGACCGCGTCCGGTGACAAGCTGTGCGCCAGTCTCCAGATGTAGCTCTCCAGCATGAGAGCACCTAACACCAAAGATAACGAACAGAAGCACAAAAGCAACGATAATAGGAATGACTTTCTTGTCATTGCCAAACAACCTCCCGATCCAACTGTTCTTGAACCATGTTAGGAAAGCGTTCATACACTGTTGCCGTTGACCGGATCACGCCACAACTTGCCGTCATACACAATCAGCTTGGTGAGTGTGGTGTCGTAATAGAACTGGCCCTTGTACACATTGCCTGGGGGCGCAGTGTTGGCAGGCCGCTGCGCCGTCGTACCACTGATTGCTACGCGCGTGTAGCCGTTGGCTTCCAGACGCTGTGCAATGTGCTCTTCGTAATCAACTGCGGTGCCCGGCGCATCGTTATACGTCTTGCCCGTACCCTCGTGCTTGACACCAGAAATCTGAACTGCAGGCGAAATCAAACGAACTGTACCCATGATGTTTTAGACCCCTACGAATGAAATAGGAAATGGAACATTGCCCAATGGCAGCTTACGCCGTGGTCGCACCAGACGCTTATGACCTAACAACTTAGCAAGCTGTCGCTTCAACGTGCGACGTCGACGCAACTCAGCTCGTGCTTTCTTTTTACCGAGCGGTAGTTTCATACAGGATCGTGGCGCTCATAGCCCACGCCTCCCCGTTCGTTACATGACACCTCCACGCGTTCACTACGTACCGCGCTGTATGCCAATTGCATCAATTGGTCAGCCGGCAATTTGTTTGACTTATCCAGTCGTATCAAACGACCATCGGACATCGTCATATACACTACAACGATCAAATTGCACTGCGTAACAACAACGCTAGTAACTGGATGACCTTCAACCTTCGGCGCATTTAGTTCAATAGGAACTTCTGCAGCAGTGCATTTTTCCATTACGAAACCGACAGTCACTGCTGTGAGTAACATGGATATTATATACTTCACTGTTTTTGACCTTTCCCGTTTGACGGGCGTAGCATTTGGAATATAGCAGGCTGCGATATGCCTGTTTGCTTTTGCGTATGTATAGTGTTGCTACCAACTTTGTTAGGTATGGCAGCCAAGCGAGCTTGTTCTTCTTCGCGTTCTTTCTTCTTGTTGGCCAGGAATGCGAGTAATCCGCTTCCAGCTTGTTTTATCATCGGTGCGAGCGCGTAACGCATCGCATCCCAGATGTGGTTATGCTTGTCTTCTACTTCGGCCTTGACATCTCCTGTTAATTTGTCTATCTTGAAACTGTACAGTCTGGCTTCCTCGGCCGCGTGGATGCACCGAGGATGTATGACGATCTGTTCAAACTGTCGTAAGAATGCGATTCCATCTTCGACGCTGCCATCCCACTTTTCGACGGCCACGATCTCAGGGTAACCGTGTCTCTGCATATAGGAGATGGTTTCGGGGCGTGCGCTGTCAGCACGAGTGCGATACTTACGGCTATTGGGCATAGCATTATCGAACAGATCAGGAGTCTTGTCGATATCGCATCCGACTGCGTATGCTTCGTACTCGATATACAGTCGGGTCCCATATATCCAACATCGAACGAGGGTGGTTGGATCCTTAGCGAATCCCCAGTCTGCTCCCTGATATGGGCCATCCCAATCTGCTGCAGGATCGAAAGCTTCGATGACATACTTGCCTCGCATTATCTGTGAGTCAGAGTTAGTACGGCACTCGCCTTCCCAAACATGCTCATAAGCAGCGGCGTCTACACGCGCCAAGTAGTCCTTTTCCTTGCGTAGCTCTTCGGGGAACCAGGGATTGTCACGCCAGGACATCTTAATGATGTGGGCGTCATCACCTAACTCCTTGATGTTCTTAACGAAGCGCTTGTAGGTTGGATCGTCTTCAGCATCGGGATTGAACGTTATCCATATTTCAGACCCTGGCTTACGCAGTGTTGGTATCAGCACTTCCCAGCTACGGTCGCTGACCTTTTCTGCTTCTTCAACCCAAGCTATATCGATGCCCTCCATGGACTTGATCTTCGTTACATTGTTATGCAGTCCCTCGAAAACAAACTCGCTTCCCCAAAGCGTCTTAATAGATCTGTCTGTTATGTCAAAGTACGAACGAAACCCCATCAGCTCTATCTGCGACTCTAACAGATGATGAACTGACTCTTTAATGGAGTTCTGAAACTCACGGCAACATAACACACGGATCTGCTCTGACTTAGGACGACCAACGAGTTGGATCATCTTAATGATCAAAGCACGAGCAAAGTTCCAGCTCTTGGCGCTACCTCTTCCTCCATATGCGCCCTTGTAGCGCTTGGGCTTAAATAGATACTTCAGCTTCGGCGGAAAACGAACTACTGTGGGCGCAGTAGCGCGTGGAGCCCATTGTACATCCTCTGTACTCACAGTCAGTGTTGCTCCAGCAGTTTGCCTATGTCTTCTGAGTCATCATCCTCCGTACCAAACGCTACTATGACGTTGGGCGCCTGGATGGGATTACCATTAGGATCGGCTAGATTAACCTGGGATGCCCAACGACCACGAGTCTTCAATGCGAATATAGTGGCAGATATATTGCCACGCTTTATATGCTCAGTCAGTTTATCCGCGCACCACGTCACATATAATTCAGTACCGATGTGCAATTCCATTGCGAAATACTTACGTAATGTTTCCGGCTTGATGGAGTTACCGTATCTAGACTCTATTAGACTACAGATCTGATCAACTGTCATTCCATATGCAACGAGCTTACGAACAAATTCTCTATCCCCCTTCGTTGGTTCGTATGGCGGGCGACCCGGTCCACGCTCTGTTTCAAATCCTGACGTATGAGGGGCTTTACGTGCGGCTTTGGGCAATGTATTACGTGGGCCTTTGCGCGTACCGTTATTCTTTGCCTTTACTCCTGTGTAGTTTTTGCTCGGGGTTCGTTGGCCCTTCTTATGGAACTTGGGCATGTACTCTAAACTCCGTTGCTAATTCTGGCTCACTGATGGGCAATGCGGGCAACAAGCGCTCTCCTCTGTACCATTCACTAAGTGCTCGGCGCGAATAGTGATTTCTGCGCAATAGCCCGCGAGGCTCACACTCTGAACAAACAACCAGGAAATCATCGAACGGACAACCATGAAACGCAACCCTATGAATGGTCCATGCTCCACAGCCTATGCACTTCTGTTTCTCATCTGGCTTATCGATGTAAGTTAGTTCGGCCTTGGCACAGAAGTCAGAAGCATGGTGTAGAACAGCTCGCAATTGAGTGCGGTGTCCTTCACACTTGCCCTCTATACACGGAGCAACCGCATGCATTTCCTTAGTACTCGTTATGTTGGTCTCAGCCCATCTCCATACACCACGAATCAAACTCGGATATTGAAACTTTGTCATGATTTGACCCCCACAGTATCCAACTTGTAGGCACGCCATAATGATATAAGTATGGAGTTTTTCGCCTCTACGGATTCTATCTATCAAAGAATCTTCACACCAACATAACGAGTTATGTTAGCACCACTACTGTAAATGAATACAGTACCAAAATTTATGCGCCCAGGGCATGCGCCAATTGGCGCATAGGTTTTTTATGCGCCAATGCGCCAATGCGCTCATCTCTTTTTCCAAATTAAAACCTGTAGCAGATAGCCTACAAATCAACAAAATGCGCCGATTTCCGCAGCATATAGGCGCATAAAATAATCCTTAAATCTCCTGGAATGCGCCCATGCGCTAATGCGCCGTTAAACCCTTTAATACACATGTGCGCCTACATACACACGGAGGCACGCCCCTTATGCGAGATCTAGCTCATATATACCTGAAGTCTTAAGCGGGGGTGAGGGGTGTTGGTTTTGGTGTTGGTTTTGGTGTTGGTTTGCAATGGAAGCTAGGCTGTGGCATAATGCGCAGCAAGCTACGGTACCCAAGTGGCCAAGCCAGGGCAGGCAGGGCCAGCCCAAGCAGCAGCGTGTTCAGGTTCCAAGTGTTGCGCTGTTACGAGTGTTGGGATGCAAACACCACACGTGGAACGCGGCGAGAGTTTGTTATGTTGGTTGCAATCGCACGTGACCAACACACCGAGCCCTCACGAGTGAGCCGACTGGCGGCTGTGTATCACCACACTCGCCTGTCGCTCGACATGGCGTTCGTTTGCCTGGGTATCCGTAGCTGGATCTAGGGACGTCGTCAGTCGGTTCACTTGTGGGGGCTTTTTGATGCCTAAGAATGATGAGGCTGCGCTGTTAGCAGCGGCGCAAGCAGATCTTGAGCGTTCCGGACTGGACAAAAGTGACTTCAAAAGACTGAAGCTGGAGGTACTAACTCGCGACGAAACCGAGGATTTTGTAGGGGAAGCACGCAGTAGTTACAAGATCCCGTACTTTGATATAGCTGGCAAACAGATAACCTATGCACGTGTTAGGTTCCTGGAAAATGGCAAAAAGAAGTTCGCCAGTGTAGAAGGGGCGCAAAGATATAGCCAGCCGGCCAATAGCGCACCACACGTATATCTACCGCCGTATATTAACTGGCGCACCGTAGCCAAGGATACTACTAAGACCATTGTTATAACCGAGGGCGAAAAGAAAGCAGCGATTGCCTGTAAGCTCGGCATTCCTTGCATCGCTCTCGGTGGTGTGTGGTCATTCAAGAGTGACAAACGAGATTGGGATCTGCTCCCAGAGTTGCAGGAAATCGACTGGAAGGACCGAGCCGTGGAAATATGCTATGACAGCGATGTTATGCATAAGGCCCAAGTTAGAATGGCTCTGTCCGCCCTGGCGCAGGAACTATCCCAAAAGAAAGCCCCGGGCTCTATTCACTTTGTTTTCTTAGACGCTGAAACTATTAATGATGGCAAAGTGGCCTTGGATGACTACTTGGTTGCCCACGGCGTTGATGGATATAACACACTCCCAAGATCTGAGTACAAAGGCACCGCACGCATACAGGATCTAAATACGAAAGTGTGCTATGTGCTGGCCGAAGAAAAGTACTTCTCCATGATCAGTAACAAGTTCTTTCGCAACTTCGGTCACGTGCGAGAGGCCTTTATGCATATGGGGAGTGAAGTGATAGATGGCAAGCGCACCAAGTTGGCCATCGATCTATGGGGAGAAAACGCTAATAGACGCACCGTGGTGAACGTGCAGTATATCCCTGGCGAGCCGGAGATGACCGAAGACAACATTCTCAATATCTGGCGCCCCTCCAATACTCAGCCCACTAAGAAAAAGCCCTCTAAATGGCTAGAGCTTGTTAACTACATAATGCGTGCGGCACAAAACGCCAAGTGGTTTCTGCAGTGGTTGGCATACCCTGTGCAGTTCCCAGGTACAAAGCTTCTATCCTCCGTATTTGTACATGGCAAACAACAAGGTGTCGGTAAAACACTCATCGTTGATCCTGTGATGGAGTTTGTTTATGGTAAAGACAACTTTTATCGGCTGGACAATGACGCGCTTCAATCCCAGTTCAACTCATACACCGCGAGACGTCAGTTTGTGGTTACTAACGAAATCTATCTTTCCAGTTATAAAGATCGTCGCGCAGCAATGGGGCGACTCAAGGATATGATAACCCGTGAAAAGGTTGAGATGCGCGAGCTATATCAGCCTCGTGTGCGCGTAACGGACTACTGCAACTATTATCTTACATCTCAACATGCTGATGCGCTGGAACTGGAAAAGAACGACCGTCGATTCTTCGTCATAGAAGCCCCAGAAGAACGTTTGTCGCAAAGCACTTACGATGAGTTTGATAAATGGATACGTGGGGAAGGTGCCGGCGCCGTACTTCACTATCTACAGAATATCGATCTGAAAGACTTCAATCCTAAGGCTGCGGCGCCTAACACGGAATATAAGGATCAGGTCATCGACGTATCGATGAATCACTTCGAAAGCTTTGTGGAAGACTTGGTTAATGACCCCAAGGATATGTTTACAGCTAATGGCGTGACAAGTGAGTGGCAGCTACGTAAAGCCGAAGACCTGCTGCGCACTTTCCAGAAGCGTCACCCAGATATTCGCTGGCCCATCACAACCAACAAGTTCGCAAGATATCTAACCGACGCCCGTATACAGAAGCGTAAGGTCCGCTTATCACAGGATAGCCCACAGATCACTTTGTATGCTGTGCTGGATACAGAGCAGTGGACCGGTAAGACTAACAAGGATTGGGCGGAGCATTACAAGCAGTTCAGCACTAAGTTTGGAGGAAAGGGGAAATGACCCTAACCGCATGGCGTAAAGCAGTGTTTCACACTTGCGCGTGTCAGCATTGCGAAGCACCGAAAGACAGCCCCTGCGTAGGCAAACGCGGTCAACCGCGTAGGAGTCCGCACATGTACAGAGTTAGGAGGTATCAAAGTGTCCGACGATGAGCGTAGAACAGTTCTGCTGCAACAGTACGCAGCCCTGGCTGTGATTGCATCTAGCAGCAGCAGTGTTGAATATCACAGCATGCTTGGGCATGAGCGCGTCGATAAGATAAATGCTGCTATCAAGCAAGAGATGCGCGCACTGGCTGATAGGCTGTGGCCAAGTGTTGCTACAGATCGCAAGAAAACGTGTGCTGAATATCGTCGCCCACCGACTATAATGGGAGGTCCATGTTTAAGTTGCGGGTATTCTCAATCGGAACACGAATGGGAGTCTCATAGAGTATGAGCAACGACACGTCAGAGCATGACCCATTTACTATGTGGCGCAATGGGGACATTGTACCGTACCATCTTCAATCGCATGTTTCGTATCGGCCAGAGGACGCCGTCCAACACGAAAAACTGTTGGCCAAACGCGCAGAGTTAACTCGCAACGCGCCAGATTATCGCAAGCGTGGAACGCAACGTAGCTGGCATACGCCAGATGAGGAGCAAAAGAAATGAGCGACTGTCCAGGATTTGTAGATCCACAACTTAATACTTTGTTAGATCCGTTATCCCCATTCGAAAGTGCAGAAGCGAGACATGCAGAACTGGAGCGTACGCAAGCGCTGCGTAATGAGCATAGCGAGGCCAGGGCTCTTCCAATAGACGGCGAGCTGTACGTACTGCAGCAAAGTGCCGACCATGAAACATTGGATAACGAGCATATTGAACGCCTCGCCATCGAACTGATGAAGTCTAGCCGCATGAGCACTCACCAGCTTATTACGGCTGCGGCACACGATCGCGAAACATTTATACGAGAGCATCTGTCATTGGCCAAGCAGATCGTAAAGATCAACCGCGAGTAACTGTTCAATGCGCGCATTGATAGATACTGCGAACGAGTTATTTCCACGTGTTGGATACGTACGGGATCAGATTGCGCGCAGTCCAGTCACAGATGCTCAGTGCTGGGTCATAAACCAGATGGAAGCCGTTGGTATGGAAACCAGGATGCGCAGTGGCCAAGTAAAAATATATAGAGTTGAATCCAAAGACTCGAAATTGCTGATGCATTTTACAGTGCGAACATTGGGCGAAATATGGCGGTGGCATAATCCGCTCATATTGCCACGTGATCAACGGTTGCGTATAGAGGTAGACTTCGATACGTCTTTATACGTGTATGGTGCTCTTAGCGCCCACGATAATTCGGACACGTGCGTGCATGTGAATATAGTCGATAATCAAATGACGATAACTCACACAACATTGAACCCGTATGCTCAAATTTATAAGATCCCATTGGATGTTATAAGGAAATAGGAGGATGTTTAAAGTATTCAGAGATCTACGTGACATAGCTTACTCACTAAAACTTTGTATCTATAATCTAACATCAGAAGTTTCATATCTAACACGGAGTATTAGAGACATGACCACAGCAAGTGAACAGCTAAAGGCAGCCATCGACCGCAGCGTTGCAAGCGAAGAAGCGCTGATTGCCGCGCTTGCTTCTAGCAGCGCCACCAATAAAGACTTGGCCCAAAAGCTGGCGGACGCATTGGCCGCAGCCCAAGGCGCGGACCCCGTACTGGTTGCCACCGTACAGGACGCCATTGGTGCCTTGGGTGCGGAGTCCGACAAGGCGGATGCCGCCGTGGCTGGCGTAGCCCCGCCCCCAGTAGCGCCCACCGTCTAAACGCGCCCCAAAGCCCTCCAAAATGCGCCCCTGGTACCGTTCTGGTGCCAGGGGCGGCATGCCCGTGCACCGATTTACGGTGTAAGTGCTTGATCTGTAAGCCCAAAATACCCAAGCTGGCCTATTGCACTGGTGCGCGGTGCACCTTATTATATGTGTGCGCCGCAAGGACACGGTGCCCGGGAGGGCGCTAGGGCGCGCTAAGGGTAGCTCCTTTAGCTGGCAGGCAGGGCTCCGGGCAGTGCCACCCGTGCGCAACACGCAGAGAAGCGATAAACCTCAGCGCAGCCGAACTACCAACATACTGACAACATGTTGGGTCCCGCCTCGGGGACTTTAAAAAAGCGCAGGGATCACCACCAGTGCCAGAAACACTGTTGGTGCGCGGGTGAAGGGACGATCAACTGAAAGATGAAACATCCACCCACAGGCAGCGCATGCCGACCAACAACGTAAAACGTAACTAGCAGCCTATAACGCTGTGACAAACGACGAGCGGTAGACCATGTGATCCCAGGTAGTCGGTTACAAAGTAACAACATAGCAAGTGCACGGGGCGGGGAAGCAGTACGACACTTGCAAACGCGAACATCGGGAAAAGTATCCCGGTGTTCCGTGAAGCGGTCGGTAGCCAGTGAAACTCCGGAAGTCATACGGATTGGTTCAATGCCGACCGCTTCGCGGAACATCGAGTTCCATATCCTAACCAAAGGACCAACATCATGTATTACGAAATCAACGTTAGCTTGCACGGCATGCACTTCTTCGCCACAGCGGAGCGATCTCTAAAGACTGCCAGCATGTGCAAAGCGGTCTACAAGGAGTTTGTTAAAGCCTTTCCAAAGTCTAAAGGCTATGAGCTTTCAATCACGTGCGTACAGACGCACAACGTTATGCTCAACATCGAAGACCTTAAGTAATCAAACCATCCTAGTCGAGGACCAACATCATGATTGCACAATCCATCACCCTGAGCATTCAGGTACACGCCAAAGACGACCGCACCAACCTTGCCATTGCGCGTGGCGAGCTGAGCCGCAAGTTTGGTTGGGATGTAGCTAAGCACTACATCGTCCAGGAGTTCAAGGAACTGCGTAAGAATCCACGTGGCTTCATCACGTACCGTGTGCGCTGTGCGCAGGAGGCCTAGCATGTTGCGCCAAACTCAACAATGGGACATTCGCTGTCCCAAGGCCCTTGTTAGGATGTTCCCACGCGCAAAGCGCAAAGGGTATTACTATAAGGTGACGCGTGACCAAGCGCAGCGCATATGCAACGCGCTGAGCGCGGAGTATGGTGTACAGCGGCCTGTGGTGTCCGTCGAAAAGCCGGAGCATAACGGTTGCTGCCGTTTCTTGCCCAAGGGCAACAGTTTTATTGACGTGCACGCGCGCGGCCACATCAAAACAGTGTTCCATGAGTGGTACCATCATTTGGAGCATGCAACTAACGGCAAATACAACAGCAGTGACCGCCAGGGCGGCGACACGTCGTTGGCATGGCAGTTTGCAGATAAGCTGTTCGAAGTGTTCAGGAGGACGTATGCCTAACATAACCAAAGAATGGAAACCCGGCATCTTGTCGCGTGTCAGTCGAGAAGCGTATAACGCAGTACGTCGTTCACGAGGGTTTTCCTTTATGACGCCGGAGAAGCGCGAAGAGGCAGCAAAAAGTTATGACGAGCTTATCGGTACTAAACCAGCACCGCTCCCGCTGGTATATAACACGGTTGCCGCCGCGCGCACTATGTGTGGAAAGTTTCATCCGGACAAAGTGATAGCACGAGTCGGATTCAAGTGGGCATTGGTAGCGCCGGCATTTGCCAAGCGTATGAAACTGCGAGTGGTCAAGTCATGAAAATCGCACTAATTATAGTTTGTGTTCTTTTGGGAACTGTATCAGCTATGCTGATTGGGCTGATATACGAACTAAACAAGGTAGCGAAAGCAGCGCTCAAAGGATTTTTCCATGAAAGCTAAAGACTACTTTCAACGCATTGGGCAGAGCGCTGCAGACCGCAAAGTGCAGCGTAAAGCATTACCTGCACTGGTGCCCGGCGTACCTCAGACACTGGACGCAGTATTAACCCCGCAACAGAGCGTGCCCTTTTGGGCACTCGACGCAGCGTTGTTCGGGTATCAGCAAGCAAAGAACAAACCATATCGGAAAACAACATGAAGGCCAGTGAGTATTTCAGACGCATTGGTCAGAGCGCGGCGGACCGCTACCTAACTCGTAGGGTACTGGTGGAGGTAGTGCTGCCACACGCGCCAGTGTGGGCACAGAGCTACGCCGTCTTCGGTCACATGCAAACACGGAAACATCAATATAAGAGGCAAGCATCATGAGAACTTTTGGAGACTACCCCAACGTGCTGAGTGCCATCGTAACGATGTATTACGACAACGGCATTCTCAATCGTACGCTTCAGGAAAAGGATCTGAAGAACATTCGTATCCCTAACGACGCATGGCGCGCAACCATGTTGGCCGCAGAAATAACTGCGCAGACCCTGGCAACGGCCAAACTGTCCGACTACATACCGACCGACATGATCGATACTGACCTTGCCAGTCCGGATGACAACGCATTGGAATGCTTGGCCACAGGGGAGGACAGCGTTCAAAAGTTGTTGGTCACGTGGTGCAGTTGCAATGCGCTTGAAACAGTCTTGGAGTCGGCCTTTGATGGAGAACTGCATACGTGCTTAACTACCGTATCGAAAGACGCAGCAACGGCCTGATCCGTGTTACTGGAGAACTGACGCAGCCGGAAGTTCTAGAGTTTCAGGATTTGCTGAATCGCTATGGAGCAGATGTAAAGCCGCACTTGAAAAAGTTTCTACCAGAAATTCATAGCGCGCGGATTCAAGTTGTGGAAGCAACCGTTGAAACAAGAAATACGCTTGCTTATGCTGGATACACGTACATGCTAACATTGGATTGCTGGCAAACACCACCAATGACTAGCTGGGACTCTGATCCATATCAATATCAATATATGCCACTAATGGATCCGTCGCTAATTCAAGCGTTTGCACCAACGAACTTAGTGTTTGATCCGGTACCGATGATCGAAGAACCAACAACTGATACTGAAATGATTGAATACAACATATCCGAGGAGGATACCAACATGGGCTTTGGAGCAGCAACAGGTAAGAAGGGATCCAAGTTTCCAGACAGCATCAAGGACTTGGACTTCAGCACACTACATAACTCGCAAATGTGGGTGCTGGCGGACTTTGTTGGCGCACGCCGTCAGCTAGGCATGCTACAGGGCAAGACGACAGAGCAACGTACGGCGCTCAAACAAGCGTGTGACGCCCAGCCTCAGCGGGCACAGTTCGGCTATGAAATAATCGTGTTACAAAAGGACCCGCCCAAAGGAACTGATACCATTCCCAAGGATCAGGAAGCGCACTACATCGAATTGTTGTGTGACATACTTAACAAGTATAGCCAGGGATTGGAAGAGTCCAGCAAGACCGCCGTTGACAAGATTCTGTTAGGCATCCGCGACAAGCTCAAGCAAACAGAGGCCGAGCTTAGGGACTTGGCCAAGCAAGCAGTGTTGGAAGCAGCGGAAAAGCGCGCTCCCATTATCATTAGGGAGGGTGACGTCAAGCGTAAAGTGAAAGGGGTGATGCCACCAGAGTTTAAAACGATGGTGGAGTTGGCCAGTGAGCGTATCCCAATTCTGTTGGTTGGACCCGCCGGTTGCGGTAAGACCTACCTTGCTGCTAAGTTAGCCGAGGCATTGGGTATGGAGTTTAGTGATCAGTCCTGCAGTGAAGGAATGTCGGAATCGGTGTTCAATGGTCGTTTGTTGCCCATCGGTAAGAACGGAGAATTCAAACATGTTCCGACGCCCTTTATGCAGCGCTACGAAAATGGTGGCACTATGCTTCTCGATGAGATTGATGCGGGCGACCCTAACCTATTCACTTACATCAACAAGGCTATCGCCAATACATCGTATACAGTTGAACAGCGACATACAAATCCGGTGGTCAAAAAGCATTCTGATTTTGTGCTCATTGCTGCGGCTAATACGTATGGAAACGGTGCGGACGCCATGTATGTGGGCCGCAATCAACTGGACGCTGCGACTCTTGATCGCTTCAGAGTTGGATTACTGCCGTTGGATTACTGCCGAGAAGTGGAGGAGAGCCTCGCTCCGTCGAGTGTATGCAACTGGGCATGGGAAATTCGCGATAAGATAAACAAACAGAAGCTTCGGCGCATCATGTCTACGCGGGTGATTGAGCAGATGGGCCGCATGCACCAACGCTACAAGTGGGACCGCGCCCAGTGGGATAAGGTGTACTTTACCGGGTGGACGGAGGCCGAGCGTAAGCTCGTGGCATAGCATGCGTAAGATACACCACAGCATATTGGAGATATGCGATAAGCTGTCCGAACTTACTAAGGGCGCTGTATCGTCGGATGACGTGTACAGTCTCATAGACGACGCGTTGGATTCGTTAGATTCCGATAGTCCTAATGAGGTGGAAGCGCTGTATAACGCATGGAATTCCATGGAGGAAGGTAAGCGTGACCCCTAAACCGCGCATCACCAAACAACAATTCATCGCGTGGTGGAACACTGTTGTTTGGAACAGACCGAAGAACTCACCAGCCCCTAGCAACGCGGATGCTGTGCACTGTGACTGTGGTCGTAAGCAGTGCATCGGCAAACATCCGTGTCAGGGCTGGGTATTCGTTAAGCACGAACAGCCCGCCCGTGTACCAAACATGGGTAGATACGACCTGATAGTGTATGCAACCATTTCTCAACCGGAGAAACCAACATGGCGAAGCGAAAATCAAAAGCGGGACGAGAGACAGCGTCGACAACAGAAGCGCGAAAGGTTCCAGCAGAGGAGCAGAGATTCGACCCAACGAAAGTAAATCAGTTGAATCCGGAAGCGCCGTTGACTACCATCGATATGAGCTTTCTGAAGAACGCAGTCGATGAATGGGCAGGTAACAAGGGCGGTCTGATGCCCGAAGAGTGGCCGGAGTTTGAAATGTGGATACTGCGTGCACGTATTGCCGTTGCCCGTGCTAAGCGCGCACGCGAAATATTATTGCGATTGCGCGAAGTAGTCAACGAAACAACAGTGGGAGATGTACACTTGTTGTCCCGCGTTCGCTTCATATTGGAGCACTACAAATGATATTGCCCAACGTTAAAATCCAACCTGTGGATAACCGTGACAAAAAGGGTGACAACAACGCCAGCATCTATGGGCAGGCATACCAATGGGGCGGATGGGCGGACCCGACGGGGCTGAGTTACGAATGGGAAAGCTTCGACAAGTTTGAAGAAGACATACGCGTGTTGGCGGCCCATACTCCATGGAACCCTGTTAGCGTGGCCCGCTTCGGGATGGGCAACATGGACCACTGGTTGGGTATAAGTGGTGGCGATGGTCAAACGATTGTCGATAAGATAAACAATGGATGGCCTGAGCTGCTGGAGAAGTTGGAGCGCATGCTGGAACAGTGCGAGCTGGAAACTCCACCAGTGCCTAGTCGCGCGGTATTGCGACGACGCAAGATACACCGGTCTGACCACGGCGACCATTTGGATATGAGCAGGGTATGGAACGGTGAGCTGGACATTGCGTGGACGGTACCGAAACGTGAAGAGCACCTTACCATTACCACTAAGCGTGTAACCCTGGCAGTGGATATAACCTCCAATGGAGGCATTTCAAGCAACGACGCACTGTGGCGTGCCGCACTAGGTATGAAGCTGGTGGACAGCTTGGTAAAGGCTGGGCGCATCCTCGAGATCTGGGTTATAGACAGTAGCAGCCATCCTTGGACAGACGGCACAAAGGGTTCTCTGTGGGCTGGATGGTGCGTAAAGCGTACTGCTGATCCGTTGGTTATGGATCGCCTGTGTAGCATGATGGGTGTAGGGATGATGCGTGTGTGCGGCTTCCTGGCCATGCATGCTGATACTGATAGACCCACCCGCTATGGTGGTGCGCTCAACTACGGGCTAACTGCCACACTAAAGGAACGACAGAACAACGGGGAGTTGGTGCTGCGTATCGGTGAATGCTATAACAAGGATGCAATGATCAAAGAGTACAACCGCGCGTGGATGGAAGTTATAAACCACAGCGAGGAGGTGCTCGGTGCCTCAGCGGCATGAAGTCGTTAACTGGTGGCAGATAGGCAGCTTGTTCAATCGTGTACGTGTTAACACGTGGAAGGAGCCTGACGGACATGCGCGCCCAGGAATGGTACGTGTCAACCATTTGGTTGGCGGACGGTTTATTTTGATGGGCGTTAATGTAACAGGATATTGTAGGATGCGGTTGCGGCGCGGAGACAATCTAACAGTTGTGCTTGAGGCGCTGTATAAGGACGCATACAAACAACGAGTTGGATGCAAACTTCCGCTTGACTTCGAATTTATAATTGAGTATTCCGAAGGCTTAGTTGATGTTACACTGGAACTGTTAGCCCCTACTGGGCAAACGCTTTATATAAAAGGTGCATAGGAGAATAGATGAACATCTTTGTGCTTGACAAAGACCCTGGTTTAGCTGCGCGTGCACATATGGATTGTCATGTGCCGCGCCAACTGATGGCCTGTGCTCAGTTGCTTAGTTGTGCGCACGTGTATCTAGACGGTATAGAACTAACTCGTAACAGGGTGCCGCACGCTGTAAACAACATGCGTGCATCTGAGATAGATCATAAGTGGGCGCAGTGGGCGCGCTTTAGCTCTTCCAACTATCGTTGGTTGCGTGATCACATGCAGGCTCTGTACTGCGAATACGATAGTCGGTTTGAAGAGCTGCCGCCCTACAGGGAACTATTACGTGAGTTAATTTCTTCACCGCTGGCCATTCCTATCGACGAGCTACGTAACGACTGGCCACAGACAATGCCACCGCAGTATCGTAACAGCGATCCGGTGGAAGGATATCGTAATTACTACGTGTTCATGAAGCACGACGTTGGAACAAAGGTAACATGGTCTGAACCCGCCGTGCGACCAACATGGTGGTTTGATTATACAGAGGGCCGCAAACATGTCTGAAGCTCAGGAGCAAAGAATAACCAAGTTGCGTGAACAGTTGCACGAGCACGTAGTGACAACCATACTGTTCTTTATTAAGGAGATCTTACACACGAAGAATCCGTGTGAGCATGCTGAGCATCGGGTACAGCCAACTCGTTTCGACGATTGGAAGGCTGTGGAAAACATGATGTACTCTGTATCAGAA